CCTTGTTGCATCCAGAGGGGTAAATTCTCGTACATAATCTGATAACGAGATAGTACTTCTCTGGCCGCAGTCGACTTGTTTGCTAAAATTGCAACAGTTTTATTGGAACTAAAAACTGTGTAGTGAAGGATACAGGCAGCCGATGTAATGGTCTTACCCTGTTGACGTCCTTCCATCAAAATAACTTTTCTGTTATTCATAATAACATCTACTTTTTCTCTCTGGCATTCATATAATTTAAACAGTATTAAACCTTTATCTAAAGAAACAATATAACAATAATTCTCAATAAAGTATATTGGATCTTCTTTACACTTCATTAACTCCTTTACCTGCTCGGAGGTAAACTGCATCTCAAAGCCAGCTGGCTTGAGAAGGTCATTTCCATTATAAGAATTATTTTCCATTAATCATCTTCATAAGATCAGAAGTAGAGCCAGCAAACACGATGTTGTTTTGCTGTTTAATATTCTCCATCTTACCGCTTGCCTTATCAATATCTTTCTTAGTCTTATGAAGACCAATTAACTCTTTTGTAATAGCAGTTTGTGCCGATATCAGTTGCCCAGCAACTTCAAATGCTCTTGGGTTCTCAGAGTTCTTAGCAATATGAACCAATTCAGTCATTACATCTTCGTTCTTATTAATTAAACTACGAAGGGTGTTACGAGCCAATTGGAAGTCATCCTCCTGGTCTAACTCAGAAGGATTATATGCCACAGGCATACTCGTTGGGATAGGCAAATCAACGTCTGTCTCAACATTGAAGACATCGTTAATTCTATTAAGTGATTTCATTAGAAGTCCTCAAACGTATCTGTAATACCAATAGTATCACCAGGAACAGCGGTACCGGGAGTAATTGTTGCGGTGTATGAGGATTGTTTATTAGATAGTGCGGGGTCTGAGAATGTATTAACGTTTGTTGTTCTAATGATGCCCTGTCTGTTGACTGGACCGTAAAAGTTAAGTTTCATTGTGAAGTTGAGCGTCCAGATGATTGCTCTTCTTTGAGTAAAGTCTCCTTCATACTCATCTTCATAGGTAATATTATCTAATATAATAGGCAAGTCATTCTTAATGCCCATCGCCGGGATTGCATTAAGAGTCAAGTTATAGTCTGGATTAAAGTAAGGTATAATCTGTTCAATAATCTGTAACCCATCATCCTGGTTCTTTGTATACACATACAAAGTCATAGCAATGTTATAAGGGGTTGGAGCATACTGGGCATTTAAAGAAGTAGTAGACGTACCGTTTAATGCTCTATTCTGCTGAACCAGACTGACTCTTCTATTAGGATCATAAGTCAAACTTGTCATCTCAAACCCAAGCCTTGGTAAAAAGGTTTGAAAGTTTTGTTCGAACGAATTAGGTTGAGCGGCAATTCTAGCTAAGAACTTTTGTTTAGGAGAATAAGCCAATGGAACACGAAGGGTCTGAGTAATATTACCACCAGAATCTAATCTATCTATGTGGATGTTATTAAACATATTACCAAAAGCCACTATAGACTTTCGAATAGTTCCCCAGTAAAATTTATCAAACATTTATTTCTCCGAACGGGTTTCTCTCGGAGAAGTCTAATACAGAAATCTCTCCTCTAAAGTCTTCATTATCTACATTAGGCAATATGGTGCCTAAGTTATAGGATTGAAGGATAATACCAGCTGGGCTATACTCTTCTAGTAACGCTCTAGAACCGTCTTGTAATAGCAAGTTGAATTCATTAATATCTAATGAATCACTATCGGCGATACTATCAATCTCAGATACCCCTGTATCGAATCTCTCAGAAGAGTACTGCATTAACTCACATTGGAGTTTGTAGACGTATAATTTACCGACTTGGAAGAAGGGATCGGTTGACTCAACAAACTTAATTTCAAAGAATGCTTTGGTCAATGGAAAGTAAATTATATCACCCTCAGCCGGTCTGGTAGTCAGAACAGCATCTCCAGATCTTGCAATCACCTCATCCCATCTTCTTCTTGATACAATAAAGGTTGCTGTATCTCGAATCTCAACCCCAAACTTAGACATCAGATCCCCGTCACCTTCAAACCCGGTAACGTTCTGCATGTACATCTCTAGAGGATAAGCCGAAGAGTACCTATTAAGTACATCTTCTCCCAGAATACCATCTTCATTAACTGATTTTCTAGGTATATAATAGGTATCAAGCCCGTATATCTTCAGGCACTCTATTATAATGTCTTCCATGAGTAATTGCTCTGAAGATCTTCCTCCAGGTATACCAGATTGAAAGAAAAAATTCGTTGCCATTATTCGGTATATCCACGTGGATTAGTTGTTGCCTTGATGGTATAATCCATAGGTGGGCTGATGAGATAAGCTATTAACATTATCAACCTGTAAAGAAGTCCACAGGGAGTTCGTAAGTAGATTTAACTTCTGCTCTTAACTCTGTAATCTCTTCCATCGCTTCATCAAAGATCTTTTGACCATTCAACGTTACACCGCCTGGTAATTGAACGCCTTCGAACTTCTTAAGATTAATACCCCATTGACGTTTAATTAAGGCAGTAGTGTATCTCTTTAGAAACCCATCATTGTAAACATCGGTATAGGTATCAGGATCTAAGGTACTGAATGCTTCGATGATAATGTAATCACCAATAGCCAGATCACCCCCATCGCCCCAGGTCAAATCAATATACAACCTGTTCATATGACGATTGAACCTAACAGGCTTTTGTCCTGTCATCAGGTCGTTAATCATATTAATATGCATCTTTAACATCGTATAATACTGAATATCGGTATTGGTTAAAGACTGGATGTTGTTAAGCATCAGCTGGTACTTGGCATCAAAGAAACTTATACTATTCGATCTACTAGATAACGGTAACGTTCTTACAACACTCAATACTGAATCATTAAGGGTAACGTACTTGTTGTCAAAGTTACCAAGTGTCATAGACGTAACCACAGCAGACGTGCCAGAACTTGCTCCCGTTATTGTTTCACCGGCAGTAAATGTTCCAGCAGTATTTTTAGTATATACTTTATTGGCAGCAAAGGCGGCATGAACATACGTGGTAGCACCAGAAGATGCTCCAGTAATCTTTTCACCAATAGAAAAGCTACCAGCATTAACACCTACAATTTGTAGTGTAGATGCAGTAATTTGTTCTTTGAGATATACAGCTTCAACCGCATCATAATGAAAGTCTCTGTAAAACTGTATTGCCTCGTCAACACGGTCTTCTAATTGATCGTCGTCAACGTTAATTTCAAGTACAGGGTGGCCAAGTGATCGAAGGCAATAATCTATAAGGTTTTGTCTGGATGAAGGTGAAGACATTGTATCTTTCCTAATTTATATGGTATATTTATAAGGAAAGGGCCCTAAGGCCCTTGCAGTATATAATGTGATGTAAAGTTTAATCAGCAGTTTTAGAAGTTATAATCGCTGTTGAAGTTTCTTTATCTGCAATTAAATACCCTGTACATGTAATATTATAATCAACCCCGTTAGAGTCCTTCTCACTCTTAACAGGTACAGTAATATCTAAGTTCTTAAATAGATATTCCTTTTTACCCTCAAACACGCGCCATGCATGGTCTAAGGTCCCTCTACCGGTTTGACCTCTAGATTTATTAAACCGAATATGGTAGGTGTTCATATGATTTCAGCAGCAGGAGGGACATCACCTGTATTAGTTATATTAGGTATAACTGTTAAATTAAAGTGAACAAACTTAATGGGCTTGTCTGCTGCATGACGTGTAAAAGAATGTGATAACCAGGAATTAGCAAAGATCATTAAACCTGGTTTAGGGGTAAAGTTAATCATTTTACTGGCTGGGGTTGCTGCACTCATATCTCGTTCTGGGAGATCGATCTGAACCTTGGCCGATCTAGGATCATGAAATACTACTCTTGAACTATCCTCAGGTGTCTCAAGAAAGTAAAAACCAACTATCTGAGAACCGAATCCATGAACGTGAGCATCCATTGCCGAATGCTTATGGTGTTCCTGCGTCCACATTTCAGTAAACGATACAGCCATATCTTGCATGGCGTAGCCTTGTTCATTAAGAATATTCCAAGCAGTTGCACCAACGAACTCTGAAAAACCAGCCATACGAGGATCCCCATAGAAATTGTTTGTCATATAGACAGGGTAAATTTCGTT